CGTAGGTTTTCACCCATGCGTGCGTCCGTGGCTGCCTGCGGAGTTTGTTTTAACAGCCTGATTCTACAGCGCGTTCAGGCGCACGCAACCTCCCCAATTGGATTTGGACGAATAACCCGGGGTCATGCCGCGCGCCGCCAGTGGCGACGACACGCTCGACCGCAAGGTCGACGCCCTTTTCGAGCGCTGGACGGCGGAGTGCGATGCCGACGGCCAGCTCGACTTCTACGGGCTGCAGACCCTGATCTGCCGTGAAATGGTCGAGGCGGGCGAGGTGCTGGTGCGCCGCCGCTTTTGGCGCGCGAGCGATGGTTTGCCGGTCCCGCTGCAACTGCAGGTGCTGGAGGCCGACTTCCTCGACGCGACGAAGTCCGGCGCCCTCGGCGCGGGCCGCCTCGTTCAGGGGATCGAGTTCGACCCGGTCGGCAAGCGCCGGGCCTACTGGCTCCATGCCGAGCATCCGGGCGATGCCTATGGCGCCTTGCAGAATGGATTGCAGAGCCGCCCGGTCCCGGCGACCGAGATCGCCCATGTCTACGAGAAGCAGCGCACGCAGGCGCGCGGCGTTCCCTGGGGCGCGCCGGTGATCCGCAGCTTGCGCGATCTCGACGACTATGAGGTGGCCGAACTGGTCCGCAAGAAGACCGAAGCCTGCGTCACCGCCATCGTCTTCGGCGACGACGAGGCGCAGCAGGGCATCGCGCCCTCCGTGGTCGACGCCGATGGCAACCGGGTCGAGCAGTTCGAGCCGGGGCTGATCGCCTATGCCCGCGGCGGCAAGGACATCCGCTTCAACCAGCCGTCGGCCACGGGGGGCTATGGCGAATACAAGCGGGCGAGTCTGCACACGATCTCGGCCGGGTTCCGGGTGCCCTACGAGCTGCTGACCGGAGACCTCTCCCAGGTGAACTATTCCTCGATCCGGGCGGGGCTCGTCGAGTTCCGCCGCCAGATCGACGCCGTGCAGTGGCAGCTGTTCATTCCGATGTTCTACGCGCCGGTCTGGCGATGGTTCACGGAAGCCGCGTGGGCGGCGGGACAGATCCCGTCGCCGACCGTGCCGGTCGAATGGTCGCCGCCGAAGTTCGAGGCGGTCGATCCGCAGAAGGATGCGATGGCGAACCTGCTGTCGATCCGCTCCGGCACCATGACGCTCGCCGAGGTGATCGCGAAACAGGGCCGCAATCCCGACGCGGTGCTGGCCGAGATCGCCGCGACAAACGCCAAGCTCGACGCGCTGGGGCTGGTGCTGGACAGCGACCCACGCCGCGTCACCAAGACCGGCAGCGCGCAGACGAGCGATCCGGCGACCGATCCGGCCGACGACGCACCGGATACCGACGACTCCTCCGCCGACGCGGAAACCGAACCGGCGCAGGCCGACCAACAGGACTGACCTTCATGGACACGATGATCGAACTGCCGGCCATGCGCCGGTCGGCGGAGCTTGCTCCGAACACCGCCGATGCCGACACCCGCACCGTCGAGGTGGTCTGGTCGGCCGGGGCCCGCGTCCGCCGCGCGACCTTCTTCGGCGAGCCCTATGACGAGGAGCTGAGCCTCGACCCGGCCCATGTCCGGCTCGACCGGCTGAACGCGGGCGCGCCGTTCCTGAAGGTGCACGAGCTCGACACGCTCGACGCGGTGATCGGTTCGGTCGTACCGGGCTCGGCCCGGATCGAGAACGGCCGCGGCATCGCGCAGGTGCGGATCAGCGAGCGCGCCGATGTCGAGCCGATCTGGCGCGACATCCAGGCCGGGCACATTCGCGCGGTCTCCATCGGCTACCAGGTCCACCGCTTCGAGGTCTCCAAGCCCGGAGGCAAGAAGCTTTACTTTTCAGGTAATTGCTCCCATAAGAAATGGGCGCCCCGTCGCGAGCGGGACGCCCTGCCTCCCTACGGAGGCTGCCGGACCAAGCCTGCCTAGGACAGGACGAGGCCGGGAAGACTATGGCGGCGGCATCGGGATCACCCCCTTTCCGTTGCTATTCCGAAGGCGGAGGGCATGCTTGACCGGCTATCCTCCGCCTTCTCTTCTTCGACTTGAAACCACTTCCCGTCGTACTCGCGGTAAAGACCGGATTCCCGGCCCTTACGCAACTCGCTCCGATAACTGCTGGCGCGGATCATCTTCTCCAAGTCGTCCTGCGCCGTCGCCTCTATCTCTGCCGGTGTCAGACCCGGCCTTGCAGTCAGTGCACGTTTAACGACTTTACGTACGAGGCCTTTTGGCGCCCGCTTGCGCTCGTGGACCGTGCTATCTTTACCCTCGGTATCATTATCGTCAATGTCGGCATCGCGTGTTGTCGTGCCGGAGTCCACACCAGATGTCGCAATGCGAGCACCGGACATCACAAGATTTTGGATCTTATCCATCGTCTCACGCACTCCACGCTCATAGCCGCGCTGCTCAGCCTCTGCAACGGCTTGACGCAGTCGGGTGATAATCTCGTGTTCAAGTTCCGAATCGTTGTACATGGCGCGGGCCTCCTAAATCTGATGTTAGCGCGTGCGGGATTGCCGGGCAAGCGATAACAACAGATAGCGGCAGATTATCGACAGCGGGCGCTCCGTGCAGGCGGTGACGCTATCGAACATGCATACGTAGTTTCTTACACGGCGGGCTTCCACGAGGCGCAAGGATACTCCGACTTCCCCGAGATCCTGTCTGCCGTCACCAACAAGACCCTCCGGCAGGCCTACGAGGCCTATCCCCGCACCTTCATGCGCCTCGGACCGCCAGGTGCTCGCCACCGACTTCAAGGCGATGCATCGGGTGCAGCTCGGCGAAGCGCCACAACTGCTGGAGGTCGGCGAGAGCGGCGAGTTCAAGCGCGGGACGCTGGGCGAGAGCAAGGAGAGCTACAAGGTCAAGACCTATCGCCGGGTGGTCGCCATCACCCGCCAGACGCTGATCAACGACGATCTCGACGCCTTCACGCGCATCCCGGCGATGTACGGCAACTCCATCGCCCAGCTGGAATCGGACGTGGTCTGGGGCATCATCACCTCGAACCCGGCGATGGCCGACGGCAACGCCTTGTTCCACACCACGCACAAGAACCTCGCGGGCACCGGCACGGCGCTGGCGGTGGATGCGGTGGGCGCGGCCCGTGCCGCCATGGCCAAGCAGACCGGCCTCGACAAGAAGACGGTGCTGAACGTTCGCCCCGCCTTCCTGATCGTGCCCGCCTCGCTGGAACTGAAGGCCGAGCAGCTGGTCGCCCAGAACCTCGTGCCCGCAGCGACGTCCAGCGTGGTGCCGCAGTCGATCCGCACGCTGGCGCCGATCAGCGAGCCCCGGCTCGACGCCGCCAGCGAGACCGCCTGGTATCTGGCGGCCAGCCCGAACCAGATCGACACCATCGAGTACGCCTATCTCGAGGGTCAGCAGGGCGCCTACATCGAGACGCGCAACGGCTTCGATGTCGACGGGGTCGAGATCAAGTGCCGCCTCGACTTCGGCGCCAAGGCAATCGACTGGCGCGGCCTCTACAAGAACCCGGGCGCGTAACCCGCACCCCATGCTGAACCCTGACACACGGGCGGTCCTGACGGGCCGCCCTTCGTCTTTCCAAAAGGATCACCCCCATGAAAAACCACGTCCAGCCCGGAAACACCCTCACCCTGACCGCGCCCTATGCCGTCGTCTCCGGCGACGGCCTGCTCGTCGGCTCCATCTTCGGCATCGCCGCCGGGGACGCCGCCCTAGGCGAGAGCGTCGAGACCGCGCTCGTCGGCGTGTTCGACATCAACAAGGTCGGCTCCCAGGCATGGACCGTCGGCGCCAAGGTCTATTGGGACGACACCAACAAGCGCTGCACCACGGTCGCAACTGACAACACTCTCGTCGGCGTGGCCGTCGAAGCGGTTGCGAGCGGCGCGGGCGACACCATCGGCCGGGTGCGCCTGAACGCGACGTTCTGATGAGCGCCTTCGCCGCCGCCGTGGGCGCGCTCTTCGCCGATCCGAACATCGGCCGGGACGCGGTCTACATCGCCGACGGCGGCGCGCCCGTTCTGGTGCGTGCCGTCGCCCGGCGCGCCGATGCCGTGACCGATTTCGGCGACGCCCGGCTCTGGTCCGAGACCACGCGCATCGATTTGCGCGTGGTCGAGGTGGCGAACCCGCGCCCCGGCGACCGCTTGGAAATCGACGGGGATGCCTTCCTCATTCAGGGCGAGCCCGTCCGCGACCGCGAGCGGCTGGTCTGGACCGTAGACTTGCGCCCAGCATGAAACTGAAGCTCGACATCGATCCCGACATCGTCGCGATGATGGCGGCCGAGGTGGCGGCGGGCGAACGCGCCGTGACCGCCGCCATGCGCGAGGCCGGGTCCGGGCTGAAGAGCGCATGGCGCGCGCAGATCACCGGCACGGGGCTCGGGCCCCGGCTCGCCAACTCGATCCGGAGTCAGAACTTCCCGAGGTCGGGCGAGAGCCTCGACGCTGCGGCGCTGGTCTGGTCCAAGGCCCCGGTCATCGTGGGCGCGCATGACACCGGACCGCTGATCCGCTCGAAGGATGGGTTCTGGCTCGCCATCCCGCTGCCCGCCGCAGGCAAGTCCCTGCGCGGCGGCCGGATCACCCCCGGCGAATGGGAACGGCGACGCGGGCTGCGCCTGCGCTTCGTCTATCGCCGCACCGGGCCGAGCCTGCTGGTGGCGGAGGGACGGCTGAACACCAAGGGTCAGGCGGTGGTGTCGCGCTCGAAGACCGGGCGCGGCAAGGTCACCGCGCCGATCTTCCTGCTGGTGCCGCAGGTCAAGCTGCCGAAGCGGCTGGACCTGGCGCGGGACGCAGACCGGGCGTTGGACAGCGTGCCGGGGTTGATCGTGGCCAACTGGGTGGAGGCACGAGCATGAGCGGCCAGAAGGGTCGGGCCTAAGATTCTCCTCGTACAATAGCCAGCAGTCGACGGAACTCGAAATCCTCGGTATCACGCTTCCAGAAGTTGATGAAACGAGCCACAACTTGGAGGTTTCCGAGTTCGTAGTGGCCGGAGCTGTCAATGCGATCCAAAGACGGTCGCAATTGCAAGTCTGGACCGTCAAACTGCAAGACAACTCCTGAAATGGCGCACCTATCACCTGTTTCCTCCAGCAGCTCTTTAAGATGCGCGATGAGAGCTTCTTTCGAGAGCCGGAGGTCCTTGTTCTTGATGGTTCGTTCCACTGTCTGCCCGTAGGACTGCTTCGCCGTTTGGTTGGCCTGTTCAGCCATGTTCCAGATCGCAATGTCCTTGGAGCCAAGGTAGTGGCCAGTGTTTTGACGTTCCAGCTTGCTCATCCACCATAGGGCGTCGAGTGTCCACAGATCCACTTTCAAGTCTTTTGCCAGCTGAAGGAGCACGGAATTGATTATTTCATACCTTTCCCCCTCGGAAGTACCTTGGGGGAAAGCTGGCCATACACCTTGTTCCCGCATTTCGGGTTCGCTGGTGCCGTTCCAAACCCCGTAGCGATCAGGATACGCCAAGAGTAATATGGGTGTGAGAGTGGCCGGACCGGCTCCACTCACCATGGAAAGGGCGGAAACAAATCTGTCCGCGATCGGTTTTGTTTCGTCTACTAGGACGGTTATAGCTTCTCGTAGACTTTCCATATCATCTGTAGCTCGGCGCCCCAGGCGTTCTAAACCTGTCCAGTGGTGATTGTGCTTGAAACTGAGGAAATCCAGATAGTCCTGCTTGCTCAGACTTTGCGGATCTCGGAATATCGGCCCGAAACGATCGAGTACTTCATCACGCTTTGCGACAATGTGACGAATATCCGGCAGACTGAGAGCCTTGTCGACGTTGAACAGCATTATCGAACCTCTCAAAAGTGCGCCTGAACATAACCGTGTCGAAGTCAGTGCAAACGCACAAGACGACATTTCTTGATGTGATGATTGGCAGAGAACCGTGGCCAGCCCTCGCGAAACCATCCTCGCCGCGCTGCACGCGCAGCTCTCAGCGCTGCCCGCGGCCGTCCTCCGCGGCGACGTGCTGCCCGAGCGCGTGCCAGCCGGGGGGCTGCTGATCCTGCGCGACGGCGAACCAGGGGAGCCGGAGGTGACGCTGTCGCCGCTCGCCTACCACTATCAGCACCGTGCCGAAATCGAGGCGGTCGTCCAGGGCGGTGACCGGGACGCCACCTTCGACACGCTGACCGCCAGCATCGGCACGGCTCTCGCCGCCGACCGGACGCTGGGCGAGCTCTGCGACTGGGTCGAGGCGGAAGCACCGCGCCCGGTCGATGTGCCGGTCGAAGGCGCGGCCAGCCTCAAGGCCGCCGTGATCCCGGTAGTCCTGCACTATTCCACGGCCGACCCGCTCGGCTGATCCCGACAACCCGAGGAGAACACCATGGCACGAGCCCAGGGGGCGCGGGCGCTGATGGCGCTTGCGTTCGAGACGACCTATGGAACGCCGCCCGCGAGCGGCTTCACCCGCATGCCCTTCGCCAGCACGTCGCTCGGCGCGGAGCAGCCGCTGCTGAACTCGGAGCTGCTGGGGTACGGCCGCGATCCGTTGGCGCCGATCAAGGATGCGGTTACCGCCGATGGCGACGTGGTGGTGCCGCTCGACGCCGAGGCCTTCGGCTTCTGGCTGAAGGCGGCCTTCGGCACGCCGACGACCACGGGCGCGGAGGCCCCGTACACCCACGAGTTCCAGTCCGGGTCCTGGACGTTGCCCAGCATGTCGATCGAGACCGGCATGCCCGAGGTGCCGCGCTACGCGATGTATTCCGGCTGCGTTCTCGACCAGATCACCTGGCAGATGCAGCGCTCGGGCCTTCTGACGGCAACCGCGCGGCTGGTGGCGCAGGGCGAGACGGTCGGCACGACGACCAGCGCTGGGACACCCGCCGCGCTGGAGCTGAAGCGTTTCGGGCACTTCAACGGCGCGATCACGCGGAATGGCTCCGCCCTCGGCAACGTGGTCTCGGCCGAGATCACCTACGCCAACAATCTCGACCGGATCGAGACCATCCGCTCGGACGGGCGCATCGACGGGGCGGACCCATCCATCGCGGCGCTGACCGGCCGGATCGAGGTGCGGTTCGCCGACCAGACGCTGGTGACGCAGGCCATCAACGGCGAGGCCTGCGAGATGGAGTTCGCCTACGTCCTCCCTTCGGGCGAAAGCCTCACCGTCACCGTGCACGCCGTCTACCTGCCGCGCCCGCGGATCGAGATTTCCGGCCCACAGGGCGTCCAGGCGACCTTCGACTGGCAGGCCGCCCGCGACAGCGTCGTTGGCCGGATGTGCACCGCCACCCTCGTGAACGATGTGGAGACGTATTGATGCTGACGCTCGACCTGACGAATGAACCGCGCTGGCATGATCTCGCCCCCGGCGTCCGGGTGCAGCTGAGCCCGCTGACCACCGCGCTGATGGTGGCGACGCGCAGCGATCCCGCCGTCGAAGCGGTGCCCGAGGACGCCTCCGACGAGGAGCGTGCGGTCGCCTTCGCCAAGGCGCTGGCGCGGCGGGCGGTGCTCGCCTGGGAGGGCATCGGCGACGCGGACGGCAAGCCCATCGACCCGAGCCCGGAGGCCATCGACGCACTGCTCGATGTCTGGCCGATCTTCGAGGCCTTCCAGCTCACCTACGTCTCCAAGGGTCTGCTGCTGGAACAGGAAAAAAACGTCTCCGCGCCCTCGCCGAATGGTCCTTCGGCGGGGGCGACGGATACTGCCAAGCCTGCCCGCAAGCGTGCCCGGACTGCCCGGCGCGGCTGAACCGTCCGGAAACTCCGGAGGGCTGGCAGGTCTGGGACCTGGTCGGTCGTCTCGGCGGCCAGCTGCGCGTCCTGCCCGGCGCGGTGATCGGCTGGGACATGTCGGCAGCGCTGGCGCTCGGTGACGCGCTCGGCGTGCCGCCGCTCGCCATGGCCGAACTTCTTCCCGTCATCGAGGCGGTGATGGTCGCCAAGCTCAACGAACAGATGGATCACGCCCATGGCGGAAAAACGGGTTAGCGTCCGCCTCGCGGCCGTGGGCGGACGGCAGGTGCGGGCCGAGCTGGAAGGCGTGGGCGAGGCCGGGTCGCGCGGCTTCGGACGGCTGAGCCGGGAGATGGAAGCTGCTAACGCCCGACTCGCGGCGTTCTCGCGGCGCGTGCGGGTCGCAGCCGCCGCCGCCGTGGCAGCCGCGGCCGCTGCTGGCGTGGCCATGATCCGCTCCGGGCTGCAAACGGTCGATGCGCAGGCCAAGCTTGCGGCCTCCCTCGACACCACCGTCGCCAGCATTCAGGTGCTCGAGCGCGCGGGCGATCTGGCGGGCGTGTCGATGGGTCAGGTCGAGCAGGCCACCGTCCAGCTGACGCGACGGCTGAGCCAAGCCGCTTCCGGCGCGGGTCCTGCAGTGGAGGCGCTGCGCCGCCTGCGGCTGTCGGCCGAGGACCTGCAGCGTCTGCCGCTCGACGCGCGCATCGCCGCGATCCAGCAGGCACTGGGGCAATACGTGCCGGAGGCCGAGCGCGCCGCCGTGGCCTCGCAGCTCTTCGGCGACCGGGCGGCGCTGGTCTTCACCCGCATCGACACCGCGACGCTGCGGCAGGCGACAGAGGATGTGCGGGATTTCGGGGTGGTTGTCTCGGACCAGGATGCCCGCCAGATCGAGCGCACCAATGACGCCATCTCGCGGCTCGGGTTGATCTGGCGCGGGCTCTCGAACCAGCTCGCGGTCGCCGCTGCCCCGGCCCTGGAAGGGGTCGCCAATGCCATGGCGGCGGTCGCGCGCACCACTGGCCCGCTCGGCATCGCCATCCGTACGCTCTTCGACAACATCGGCCGCCTGACCACCTACGCCGCCACCTTCGCCGCCCTGATGGCCGGGCGCTGGGTCGCGGGGCTGGTCGCCGCGGCGCTCTCCGTGCGCGGCCTCGCCACCGCGCTGGTCGTGCTGCGGGGCGCGCTGATCCGCACCGGCATCGGCGCGCTGATCGTCGGCGCGGGCGAGCTCGTCTACCAGTTCACCCGCCTCGTCTCCGGCGCGGGGGGCATCGGCGCGGCGATGTCGCTCCTGAAGGAGGTTGCCGTCGAGGTCTGGGAGCGGATCAGGATGGGCGCGGCTGCGGCGGGCGCTGCGGCAACGGCGATGTTCTTCGACCTGAAGGCCGATGCCGCCTCGGGCATGCAGAGCGCCATCGAGAGCGTGGTGAGCTTCGGCAACACGGCGGCGAACACGTTCGAGGGCGCCTACGAGGCGATCAAGGCGATCTGGGGCCTGCTGCCCGCTGCCATCGGCGATCTGGCGTTTCAGGCGGCCAACAGCCTGGTCGACGGCGTCGAGGCGATGCTGAACGGCGTGGTCTCGCGCATCAACGGCTTCATCGGCGGGATCAATCAGGGGCTGGAAGCCCTTGGGTCGGAGCGGCGCATCTCGCTGGTGCCGGACCTCGACCTCGGCGAGATCGAGAACCGCTTCGAGGGCGCGGCGACTGCAGCGACCACCGCAGCGCAGGCGGCGTTCAACCGGGCCTTCGAGGACAACCCGCTGATCGCGCCGGATCTCGGACTGACCGAGGCGGCAAATCGGGCGCTCGAGTCCGCGAACGTCTATCGCGGCGCCGCGCGCGATCTGGCGGAAGGGGCGCGGGCCCCGCTGGAAAGCTGGCAGGCGCTGCGCGATGCGGTCCGGGGCACAGATGAGGATGGCGCCGATGCGCTGGCCGAGGCCACGGCCGCAGCGGAGCGGTTCGAGACCGCGCTCGACGGCGCTGGACAGGCAGCAACCGACGCCGGCGCTGCCGCGGGTACGGCGGCTGCTGCGGCGGAGCCCGCGACCGAAGCCGCCGTCACCGGGTGGCAGGCGGTCACGGCGGCGCTGTCGGATTACGCCAACAAGGCGCGCGACATCGGCGGCGACATCGGCCAGAGCCTCGTTGGCGCCTTCCAGTCGGCCGAGAACGCGGTTGGCCAGTTCGTGCGGACCGGCAAGCTGAACTTCCGAGACCTCGTCACCTCGCTGCTGGCCGATCTCGCCCAGCTGGCGGCGCGGCGGTTCATCCTGGGGCCGATCGCCAATGCGCTCTCCGGCGTGTTCTCCGGCGCGGGCGGCATCTTCGCCAACATCCTGCATGCGGGCGGGATGGTCGGATCGGCCGGGCCCTCGCGCTTGGTCCCGGCCATGGCTTTCGCCGCCGCCCCGCGAATGCATTCAGGCGGCATGGCGGGGCTGCGCCACGACGAGGTGCCCGCGATCCTGCAGCGGGGCGAGCGGGTGCTGTCGCGGCGGGAGGCCCAGACCTACGGCGCGGGCGGCGGGGTCAACGTCACCATCATGGCGCGCGACGCCGAGAGCTTCCGGCAGTCCCGCACGCAGGTTGCGGCGGATATCGCCCGTGCGGTCTCGCTCGGGCGGAGG